GGCTGAGAAAAAAATACAATACGATATTAACGAATCTGAACAGCCGTTTGAATCGGCTGATGACTTTGCTAGTATGTCTGAAGAAGAAATACCAACAGAACAAAGCGAAGTATTTATTTCTAGATTAGCTGGTTTAGTACAAGAAAAATTTGAAGCGGCTGAAAGAGGAAGACAAGATGATGAAGGTCGTTGGTTAAACTCTTATCATAACTACCGCGGTATTTATAATAAGAATGTTAAGTTTAAAGAAAACGAAAAGTCTAAAGTCTTTATTAAAGTTACTAAGACTAAAACTCTTGCAGCTTATGGACAACTTGCCGATGTAGTTTTTTCTGGCGCAAAGTTTCCATTACAAATACAAGAGACTCCTTTACCAGACGGCATTGCGGAATACGCGCACTTAAATCCTTTACAAGATGACCTTGGCGGTCCTTTAGATATCTCACCAGAGTTGGAAGGTAATCTAGATTACTCAGGACAAGAAGGAATAACAAATGATAATGTAGGTAACTTCAATCCCTACGATGTCGGGTTTGCTGGAGACGGTAACGAATTAAAGCCCGGCGCAATACAAACAGATTCAGATAAGTTCCTTGGTTCGTTAGAAGACGAATACAAAAACAAAGACGATGAAGTAGTTATAGAAAAAGGAGCAGCTCGTTCTCCTGAAATGCCACAGATACAACCGGCACAAATCGCAGCGAGAAGAATGGAGAAGTTAATCCATGACCAGATTGAAGAATCAAACGGCACAACGGAGTTGCGTAATGCGTTATTCGAAGCGGTACTTTTGGGAACAGGCATCGTCAAAGGTCCGTTTAATTATAATAAGACATTACACTCATGGGAAACTAAAGAAGACGGTACGAGAGCTTACAACCCGGAAGCAGTAAGAGTACCGCGTTTAGAGTTTGTTAGTGCTTGGGATTTCTATCCTGACCCTAATGCAACTTCAATGGATGATGCAGAGTGGGTTGTACATAGACATAAGTATAACAAGTCTCAACTAAGAGCATTAATGAATCGCCCTTTCTTTGACAAAGAAAAAATATTAGAATGTATAAGACAAGGATACAATTATAATAAGAGGTCATTTGAAAATGAAATAAAGCTAGATAACAATACTAGTTGGAATGAAACAGAAAGATACGAAGTACTAGAGTACTGGGGAGTAATGGATGCAGAGTTTGCTAGAGAAGCTGGACTTAGTGTTGACCCTAGTATAGATGATTTAGAAGAAATACAAATCAATGCTTGGGTTTGTATGGGCAAGATTTTAAGACTTGTCTCTAATCCTTTTAAACCATCGCGTCTACCTTACCACGCATTCCCTTATGAAAAGAATCCTTATTCTTTCTGGGGTGTTGGAGTTCCAGAGAACATGGAAGACGCACAGCAGATTATGAATGGTCATGCAAGAATGGCTATAGACAATCTAGCACTAGCAGGGTCTTTAGTATTTGATATAGACGAAGCGGCTTTGGTTAGCGGTCAGTCTATGGAAATATATCCCGGCAAGATATTTAAAAGACAGGCGGGTATGCCCGGTCAGTCTATATACGGATTAAAGTTTCCTAACACAGCACCAGAGAATATGCAAATGTTTGATAGGTTTAGACAACTAGCAGACGAAGCAACAGGAATACCTTCCTACTCTCACGGTAACACAGGTGTTCAGGGAATGACACGAACAGCATCAGGTATGTCAATGCTAATGGGTGCAGCCTCTTTAAACATTAAGACGGTTGTAAAAAACTTAGATGACTTCCTGTTAAAACCATTAGGTAAAGCTTTTTATCAATGGAACATGCAATTTTATGAAGGAGAGTTAAATGTTACTGGAGACCTTGAAGTTAAAGCTACAGGAACTAGTTCACTTATGCAAAAAGAAGTTAGGTCTCAAAGACTCACAACCTTTTTACAGTCAGTACAAAATCCCGCTGTTGCGCCTTTTGTCAAGGTGTCGAAAATTATACAAGAACTTGCTTACAGTCTTGACTTTGACCCCGAAGAAATAATTAACTCGCCTGAAGAAGCGGCGATTTATGCGGAGATTATAGGACTACAGAATCAACAACCTGCGCCAGAAGCAGCTCCACCGGGAGATGTGACAGGAACAGGGGATGGTAACATAGGTACAGGAGCAACGCCACAACCGGGCGAAGAGCAGTTTAGTGGTTCTACTTCTGCAAATGTTCCACCACAGATGCAGATGCCACAAGGCTAACAATGGATATTAACAAGTTAAAAAGTCTGGTGTCATCTCCTACTTGGCATTTATTTGAAGAGTATTTAGAAAAAGAAAAACAAATGAATGTTAACAGAGTTATGAACTCTACCGAAGATAAAGAAATCTGTAAGGCTCAAGGAAGATACGCTTTAGCAGAACAAATATTAAAAATAAAAACCACACTAATGAAAAAATAATATGGGTGTCGCAACTTCAAAAGATTCTTTACGCAAAAGATGTATTGCCGGAGATAGAGAAGCATGTGAAATGTTGGGATTTGCAACACCATTACAATACAGGGGAGTACAAATGGCACAAGGCGGATTACTAGCAGACTCAGCAAGAAACTGGAGAATGGAATCAACTTATCCAGAAACAGAAAAAGGAGAAGCTAGGAGACTAACAAAAGAGGCTGTGCCAGTAACTGAAAGGGAGGAAGCATTTATGTATAGTCCATTAAAAACAGGATACGCTGAAGGTGGAGAGGTAGACGCTTTTGATACAGCTGGTTCTATGTTACAACCAGAAGTACCTTTAAACTTTGATGATGAATCCATGATGATGGAAGATGACATGATGATGGAAGATGACATGATGATGGAGCAAGAAAGCGGTCTAACAGCAGAGCAAGAACGTGTTCTAGCCGAAGCCATGTCTGACTATCCTGAACTAGAAGACATATTAGATACTCTAGGCAGTACAATGGGAACAGGAGAATTTACTGGAGCGGGCGAAGTAGAAGGACCGGGTACAGAAACAAGTGACTCAATACCGGCACAGTTATCTGATGGTGAGTTTGTTATAACAGCTAAAGCTGTAAAGCAATTAGGTGTAGACAAGCTTAGAAAAATGATGGCTAAAGCCGAAGCAGACTATGACGAAGGCGAAGCTAAACAAGAGTATGCACAAATGGGTGACGAAGGGTTTGCAGCTGGTGGTTATTCTTTAATGAAAAAACCTAAGTATGGTTCATATGCCAAAGGAGGAAGTGTTCCAGATGATTCTTTAGGTCCTCGCAGACAAACATATAAATACAACACATTAAAAAACTGGCTTAAGCAGGGAGCAATAACTGAAGACCAAATAATACATTTAAGTGGAGATAACTTTAGAATTAAAGGTCGAATAAAATTTGGTCATGGAGGCGCAGTAGATGACCATATGTATAGAAACCAATCTAAAGAAACTTTAGGACAAAAGGCTAAAGGCTTGGGTCAAAAAGCTTTAGATATAATGGAAAAAGTTTTAGGTCCACCAGTAGATAAAGCAATTGATGCTTTTAATACACCTTCAAGTTCAATAGATACAGACACAGATTATGAAGGTATTGCAAGAATGAAAGCAGAAGAAGAGTTTACAAATAGAAATCGTGCAGAGCAATTAGCTCAAATGAGGGCAGATTCTATTTTAGATAAAAAAGGAAAAATGAATTAACTAACTAACTACAAAACACCGAAAAGTATTATCGAGATACGTTTCGACTTTGTAGTGACAACCCCAGAGCTACCTTAATTGCACTCTGGATTTTTAAAACCCCGAAAGCTACCCAGCATTGTGCTGGCACTTAATGGAGGTCAAGATGACAAAAGCAACAGAAAAGCAAGAAGAAGTACAAGCAACACCAAATCCTTATAACAAAAAAAAGAAATGGGATAACAGCAATTCAAAAGCCGATACTGGTTTTCAAAGCGCTGATGACTCATTAGCTTATGTAGCGGATAAGAAAGAAGCAGTTATTTCCAGTGGCGCGCCTATATTAGAAAAAGAAGAGGAAGCCAAAATAATTGAAGAAGCTCAAGCTACAGACAGCGATTCTTTAAAAGAGGAGAAGATTGAGAAATATAAAAAAGTCGACTTCAAAAAGCGTTATGATGATTTAAAGAAACATTATGATAGAAAATTAGGTGATTGGAAATCTAAAGAACAAGCTCTTAAAGCAGAGATGCTCGCTGGACGAACCACCTATGTAGCCCCTAAAACCCCAGAAGAACTGGCAACTTTTAGAGAGGACTATCCTGATGTTTTCGATGTAGTAGAAACAGTAGCTCATATGAGAGCAGAGGAACAGCTTGCATCATTGCAAGAACAAGTTTCTCAGTTATCAGAAAAAGAGTCAGTAAGTAATAGACGAGCGGCTGAACAAGAGTTATTAAATGTTCATCCGGACTTTAAAGCAATCAGAGATTCAGAAGATTTTCATGATTGGGCTAGAGTACAACCTGAAGCAATCCAAGATTGGATTTATAAAAATACAGGTGATGCGTCTCTTGCTGGTAGAGCTATTGAACTATACAAACTCGATGCGGGTATTTCTAATAAACCTACTGAAGCTAAGTCAAAAACAAAGAGTCCAGAAGTTGACTCTAGAGGAAGCGCTGCTGATGCAGTGTCGGTAAAAGCTAAAACACAAGACCCGACTCCTCAAGAGAAAACATGGACAACCTCAGAGATTGCTAATCTTTCTATAGACCAATATGAGAAGTTTCAACCTCAGATTGATGAAGCTTTTAAAGAAGGTCGAATAGTAAATGGTTAGCTTTATTAAGTAAACCAATAAAGGTTTTCACGCATTAACAAAATAATGTTTGTTAATCTTTTAAAAACAGGAGAAAGTTATGGGCTTCGAAGCAGGCACTACTAACTATAATCCGGCAACATCGGGGCAAACAAACTCGTTCTGGTTACCGGAAGTTTTTTCAAAGAAGGTACAAGTTGCCTTCCGTAAATCGGCAGTAGCTGAAGCTATCTGTAACACAGACTACATGGGCGAAATTGCTCAGTTCGGTGATACAGTGAACATCATCAAAGAGCCGACCATCACAGTAACTGACTATACTCGTGCGACAACTTCACTATCGTCTACGGTTCTAACAGACCAAGAACTAGTACTACAAGTTGACCAAGCGAAATATTTCCAGTTCAAGGTGGATGATTTAGAGAAGCGTTTCTCTCATGTAAACTGGCAACAGGTTGCATCTGATAACGCTGCATATCAATTGAAAGACGCATTTGACGTAAATGTTATTACTGCTGCTGTTGCAGGCATTGGTTCTAACACATACGGAACAGTCGCTGCTCCAATTGATACTGGTCACGGAACAAGCGAAGTAGACCCACTAGATGTTCTAGCGCGTTTAGCTCGTTTGTTAGATGACGCAAATGTTCCAGAAGAGAACAGATGGGTTGTTGCAAAGCCAGAGTTTTATGAAGAACTAGCGAAGACAAGTTCTAAGCTATTATCAGTTGACTACAACCAAGGAAATGGTGGTCTACGCAACGGACTAGTTGCATCAGGTGAGCTTCGCGGCTTTAAGATGTACAAGTCTAGCAACGTACCAACACCTTCTGGTTCAGGTAACCCTACTCACCAGATTCTAGCTGGACATATGTCAGCTGTATCTTGTGCGCAGTCGCTATCTACAGTTGAGTCAATTCGTGATAACGATTCTTTCAAAGATATTGTTCGTGGGCTATTAGTTTGGGGTCGTAAAGTATTACGTCCTGAAGCACTAGCTTTAGCAACTATCAAGATTGACTAAGTAGTAAAACTTAAGGGGTCTCTTCGGAGACTCCTTATCCTAATTATAGAAGAGGAAAGATGTCACATAAAACATATTTAGCTTTAACAAATGATATTTTAGGAGAACTAAATGAGGTTCAACTTACTTCTTCAAATTTTGCCAGCGCTACTGGTATACAAAAGTTTGTAAAAGATTCCATTAATAGAGCATACTTTGATATAGCCAATGAGAATCCAGAGTTTCCTTGGTTAGCAACAACACCGTCAGGTGATAATAACCAAGATTATGGAAACGCTTTTGTAGATACTGTAGTAGGACAACGCTGGTATTTTTTAAAAAAACATTCGAGTGGTTCTCATGGAACTGCAAAAGACTTTGGTCGAGTAGACTGGGATAATTTTTATATGACTACTGAAGACGTAGGAACATGTTCTACAGCCGGAGTATGTTCTAACGCTTCTTATAGTACAGCAGCTACTTGTATTGCTAACGGAGCTACATGGACAGATTATGATACGCAGTCTGTATGTACAGGAGCTGGAGCTAATTGGACAACAACTCACACTGCTCCACACGATAGACACAATCTTAAATTTTTAGCTGTTGATGATTGGAGAAAACATCATAGAGAATCTGATGATGATGAAAAAGATACTGGTAAATATTCTACACCATTAAGAGTTAT